CTTCAAGCGCACCGTGGACCCCAACCAGATGCCGCTGCAGGGCATCCCCGAGACCGAGGGCCCGCTGGCATGAATTTCCGCAACGTCACGCTGTTCCAATTCCCCACCGCCTGCCGCTTCCATGAGCTGCCGTGGAACCTCGACGACTGCGCCCTAAAGCCGGTCGGCCCGCTGGAGCTGTCCAGCCGCGGCTTTGTCTCGCCCTACGGCCGCGGCGATGACCGGCTGGTGGCGGCGCAGGGCGAGGCCGCGTGGCTGACGATCGGCGGCGAGGACCGGATGCTGCCGGGGTCGGTGGTGAATGACCTGTTCGCCAAGAAGCTGGAGGCGATCGAGAAAGCCGAAGGCCGCAAGCCTGGTGGACGCACGCGCAAGCGGATCAAGGACGAGCTAATCACCGACCTGCTGCCGCGCGCCTTCGTGAAGCCATCGCGCGTCGATGCGGTGTTGCTGTTCGACCTGGGCCTGTTGGCCATCGACACCTCCAGCCGTAAGGTGGCCGAGTCGGTGGTGAGCGAGATTCGCCGTGCGCTGGGCAGCTTCCCGGCGTTGCCGCTGAATGCCGAGGTCGCGCCGCGTGCGGTGCTGACCGACTGGCTGGCTGGGGGGTCATTACCGGATGGCGGCTACGATGGCGACAAGCCAACCGGTGGCGCCCTTCAACTGGCCGACGAGTGCAGCCTGTCCTATCCGCACGACGGTGGCGGCGTGGTCACGATCCGGCGCGACGATATGACCGGCGAGGAGGTGGCCAAGCACCTGGAGGTGGGCAAGCAATGCACCCGCCTCGCGCTCACGCTGGACGATCACGTTTCCTTCACGCTCGGCGAGGATTTGGTCCTGCGCAAGTTCCGCCTGTTGGACGGCGCCATCGACCAGCTGGAATCGACCGAGCGCGAGGACCTGGTGGCCGAGCTCGACGCGCGCATGGCCCTATTCGTCGGCGAGCTGCGGCGCGTGTGGGCCGTGCTGAAACCGGCGTTCAAAATCTCCGAGGTGACGCCGTGAGCCACGAAAAGCACATCCACATACTGGAAATGATGATTTCGAGCCGTAGCTTTACCGACGCCGCAAACCAGGCGATGGAGGCGGCCATCACTGCCTTGCGCGGCGCCCCTGCGCCAGCGTGCGCGCACGAAAACACAAAAGCGGGCTACGACCACCACACGTGCCTAGACTGTGGAGCGTTCAAGGCTGATAGCGGGTGGCGTTTTGCGAGCGGGCTATGGTTCAAGAATCGCGGGGAGGCGTTGTTTTACAAGACAAGCGGCCGCCTGCCGGAGTCGCTGCCATGACCGTCATCGGCCTAATCCTCCTGCTGGCCGGTTTCGCCCTGGTGTTTGGCCAGTCCTCGGAAATCCTCGTCCATCTGCCTGAGCGGGTGCAGCGCTCGGCGGTGCCGTTGATTCTCGCGGGCGCGGTGTTCTCCGCACTCGGGGTGTTGGTGAAAATCTGGCAGGTGATGCCGTGATCCGGTTTGATTCACTCCAGCAGGGCGAGGCCTATTGGGCCCGGGTCCAAGGTATTCACGACCGATTCCACCGGGTCACCTTCCGCAACGTGGAGCTGCTGCGCGGCAAGCCACGCGCATGGCGTAACTTGTTACGCGGGGTGATGGAGGGCGGGGCGAAGTTCATGGAGCGACACGCACACACCGACCGGAACGAGCTGGCATGACGCCGTTCTCCATCACCATCCCGCTGCGCCTCGATTCCATGCTGAACCTGCGCCTGCACCACATGAGCAAACACCGCAAGGTGAAGGCCCAGCGCGAGGCGGCCATCGTGGTTCCATGTGGAACGCCGGTGCCGTGCACGGTCCTGCTTACCCGGATTGGTCCGCGCGAGCTGGACGGCGACAACCTACAGGGCGCGTTTAAGGCCTTGCGCGACGGCATCGCCAGCCGCTTGGGCGTGGACGATCGCGACCCGCGGGTGTCGTGGCTGTACCACCAGGAGCGCGGCCAGCCGAAGGAATACGCGGTGCGCATCACTATCACGGGGAGACCAACGGCATGAGCGATACCCGACAGGGGATGAAGGCGCGGGTTAAGCGCGCTCATGTGGCCAAGGACCTGGCGCGGAAAAAGGCCGACCGCTTCGCGCGCTGGTATGAGGCGGTTATGGACGGGAGGGCGGTGTTCGATGCACTGTCACCGCGGGCGCGGGCCTTCGTGTCGCCGGAAGCGGTGGCCGAGGTGCTGGACGCGGTGGCGCGTGTGGCTCGCTCGCGATGACTGCGCTACGGGATGCCAACCTGCTGCGCCGCGAGCTGTTGAGCCTGTCCGATGCTGAGGTGCGCCACCGGCGCCGACTGGCCAAGCAGGAGCTGGCCGCACTGGACGCCGAGGAGAAGCGGCGCCGGGAGCGACGTAAGCGCGAGGACCTGCAAGCTGTACGGATGCGGGCGCCCGTTCGGTAGCCCCCGCCCCTCCCTGCGGTTAGGATTGCACAAACCACGTCGAGGGGGCGTGCACGTGCGTTCATCGTTTACACCCGAAGCCATCGCACGCGCTGCCCAGCGGTTGAGTGTCGACACCGCCACGGTGCTGGCCGTCGCCAGCGTCGAGTCCTCCGGCAATGGGTTCCTGCCCGATGGGCGGCCAAAAATCCTGTTTGAACGGCACAAGTTCGCGGCGTTGACCGCGCACCGCTTCGACGGCTCGCACCCCGACATTTCCAACGGCGTGCCCGGCGGCTACGTTGGCGGCGCGGGCGAGTACCTGCGCCTGTACCGCGCGCTGCAGCTGGAGCCGGAAGCGGCCCCGCAGGCGTGCAGCTGGGGGGCGTTCCAGATTCTCGGGATGAACTGGGAAGCCTGCGGCGAGCGCTCGCTGTTCGGGTTCCTGCTCGCGATGCACCACGACGCCGACGCTCACCTGGACCTGTTCGTGGCCTTCGTGCTGGGCAAGGGGCTGGCCAAGCACCTGCACGCACGCAACTGGGCGGCCTTCGCGGCGGGCTACAACGGCCCGGCGTATGAGCGCAACGACTACGACACCAAGCTGGCCGACGCCTACGCGCGGGCGGTGCGGGCATGACCCCGCAACTCATCGCCTCGCTGGTATCGGCCGCGTTCTCGGCGCTGCTGGCGATCCTGGTTTACCGGATCAACCGCGGGCAGGACCAGCGCGACGCGCGAGTGACGGGGTTGGAAGCCAAGGTCCACGCCATCGAATTGGCCATCGCGGGCGACCTGGCCACCAAAACCGACGTAATCGGGCTCGCCAATCGCGAAGACGTGAAAGCGCTGTGGAGCCGGCTCGATACGGTAGACAAGACGCTGCAGCAGGTGCGGGATATGGTCATTCGGTTGGATGAACGGGGCAAGCACACCACTGCGGAGTAACTGGAATGGAATCTATCGGGCCTCGCATTACCGGACTGGAACACAAGGCAGAGGACATAAAGCAGGCCGTGGAACGGATCGCCAACCATCGGAACGGAAGCCAGCACGTCACCCAGGTGACGTTTCAGGGCGGAACGGGGCTGACGATTGCCATCTGTGCCGCGGTGGTCTCGTTCTTGGCCTGCATCGTGGTGCTGGCGGTCTATCTCGACACGCGGGCGCAGGTGCGCCGGATCGAGGACTACCAGATGACCACCTTCATGCTCGTACCAGACCTCAAAAAGCTGGTCGACGAGGAACGCAAACGACGGCAGGAGAGAGCGCCATGAGTACGGTGGTCATTATTGGGGGTGGCGGTGGGGGCGGGAGCAGCAATCGCACCCTTTCGGTGCAAGACGACGGCACGGTGGTGGACGCCAACGGCACGACCGTGGCGCATTTCGTGTCCGTGGCCGCGGCCATCGCCTACCTGCAGAGCCTGGAGGCGGCCGGTCTGTCGGCCGCAGCGCCGGCCGAGGGCATGTGCAGCATCTGCGGCGAGCCGATGCCGGAAGGGGAACGGATGTTCAAATATCACGGCTATTCCGGGCCGTGCCCTGCCAAGGCGTAGGCCATGCAAACGGCATTCGACTTCATCATGCACGCCCTCTCCAGCCTTCCCGACTGGCTGGCGGCCATCCTGATTGGTTGGGCGTTCTCGGCCGGTGTCACCCAGGCGCTGAAGTTCCTCACCCCGCTGTCGGTGTACCACGGCTACCGCGAGCAGGTGACGCGCGTCATCGCCATGCTGACGGCCTCCATTCCGGCGGGCATGGTGTACGGGGTGCTGGGCGGCAAGCCGCCTGAGGCGGTGCTGTGGGTGGCGATCGGGGCGGGGCTGTGGTCCCCGCTGGCCTTCGCCATCCTGCAGGCAGTGCTGAAGCGTTACGCCCCATGGCTGGCCGACGTACTGAGTCAAGACGTGCGCGGGCAAACGGACTCCCGGCCGTGAATTGCTACGTCTGCGACCTCATCCGCCACTTGTGGATAAGCCTGTGGGCGCGTCGGCCCTCCTGATCCTGCAAAGCCTGTGGGGCCTGCTCCGGCGCGTGCCGTGGCAGGTGTGGATATTCCTTGCCCTCGTGGCCGCGTTCTACGTCTACGGCGAGCGCAAAGAAGCGGCTGGCGAGGAGCGCGGCCGCGCCGCGGTGCAAGCCAAATGGGACGCCGCCGTGGAGCGGGGGCGGCAGGAGATTGCCCGCCTCGACCGCGAGAATGCCGCCAAAGACGAAACCGCCCGGCTAGAAGCCGAGGCCACGGGGGTGCAACGTGAACGTGACCACTGGCAAGCCATCACCGATCGCAACCGCCTGGTTGCTGATCTTCGCAATGGGAATCAGCAGCTGCGCGAGCAATTCCGCGCTTGTCTGTCCCAAGCCCCAGCCACGCCAGCTGCCCCCGTGCCCGGCGGACCTGTGCCAGCCGGTCCAGTACAGCCAGCAGATGCGCGAGATATGGCTGGAGCCGTCGCCGGGTCCATCTTCATCGCCGACGACGCCCAGTCCCGAGTAGGGCGGCTGCTGGAGTACATCGGCACCATCAAGACCCAGTGCGGCGCCCGTTCCACCCCGGAATAGGTGCCCGTTTCCTGACAATGGCCAGCCGATTCACTAAGGTGACGATGCGCCGGGGCTCGGAGTCATCCCCCTCCACCCTGGTGTGGCCACGCGCCAGTCCCCGTCCTGCCTCCTCCCCGGGTCAGGGCGGGGGCCTTTCCCTTGGGGATAGGGGATTCACCATGTACACCGTGCGCCATTACGGCCTACCGCTCCTGCACACCAACGACTACGTGGCCGCCCTCGATGCGGCCCGCGCCATTGGCGACGGAGCCGAGCTACTGACCGAGGAAGGGCTGGCGATCGACTCGCGCCCCACCTCGTTTCGCTGGAAGACCCTCACCGTGCTGATTGCCCTTGTGGCAGGCGTCCTCATCTGGGCGGGCCTGCTGCTGCACGAAGCGTGGTTGCTCGCTGCTCGGGTGGGCTGATAGCCGTATGACCAAGCTAGGACGCCCCAGTCTGTACACCGACGAGCTGGCCGACACCATCTGCGAGCGCATCGCCAACGGCGAGCCCTTGGCCCGTATCTCCCGTGAAGAAGGAATGCCGGGCGTCACAACGGTGTGGGACTGGGAAAAAGCACGACCGGACTTTTCCGAAAGGCTCGCACGTGCGCGTGAAGCCGGTGCCGACATGATCGCCCTGCAGGCGCTGGAGATTGCCGACACGCCGGTGATGGGCGAAACCCGAAAGCAGGAGCTTATGGGGGTGATGAAGCGCGAGGAGGGCAAAGACGCGGTTGTCCTCCCAGACGCCGAGCTGGTCACCACTGAGGTGAAGCAGGAGGACATGCTGGGCCACCGTAAGCTGCAGGTGGAAACCCGCCTCAAGCTGCTGGCCTGCTGGGACCCGCGGCGTTATGGCGCCAAGGTGGCCGTGGATAACAAGCACTCGGGCGCGGTGGGCTTCGCGGTGAATATCAACGACCAGCCCAAGCCAAAGCCGTGACCGCCCTGCACGTCATCGACTACTACCCGCCCGGCCCAGTGGGTGCGGCGTTCCTGCGCGATGACGCTTTCGTGGCCGGGATCAAGGGCCCGATCGGCTCGGGCAAGTCGGTCACGTGCGTGATGAAGCTGCTGCGCATCGCCATGGCCCAGCCCAAGAGCCCCGTGGACGGCAAGCGCTACAGCCGACTGGCGATCATCCGCAACACCTACCCCGAGCTAAAGACCACCACGATCAAGACCTGGCACAGCTGGGTGCCGGCGGATGTGGGCAACTGGCGCGACGAGGGCCCGCCCTGCCACCACATCGTCACCGACGAGCTGGACGTAGAGGTGCTGTTTGTCGCCCTCGATCGCCCGCAGGACGTGCGCAAGCTGCTGTCCCTGGAGCTGACCGCGGCCTGGATCAACGAAGCGCGCGAGATTCCCAAGGCGATACTGGACGGCCTCACCGGCCGCGTGGGCCGTTACCCCAACGCCACCCACGGCGGCTGTCCGGCCCCGCAGGTCATCATGGACACCAACCCGCCCGACTCCGATCATTGGTGGTACACGCTGGCCGAGCATGACGACTCGACCCCCGACCGCGCCGAGCTGCTGCAGTCGATCGCCGAGGCCGAGCAGCAGTTGCGTGATGCCGGCATCCTTCGCCCGGACCAGAAGCTTTTCAGCTTCCACAACCAGCCCGGCGGCCTGCAGCCCGATGCCGAGAATGACGAGGGCCTGTCCTCGCAGGCCGGTGGCCGCGCCGGCTACTACACCCGCGCCAGCGCCGGCAAAAAGCGCGACTGGGTGAACGTCTACGTGCATGGCAACTACGGCTATGTGCAGGACGGTAAGCCGGTGTATCCCGAATTTAACGACGTGCTGCACGTGCAGCCGGTGCACTACAACCCGCGGCTGGAGGTGCAGCTGGGCGTGGACTTCGGCCTGACCCCGGCGGCGGTCCTCATGCAGCGCGATATGCTCGGGCGCTGGGGTGTGTTCGACGAGCTGGCCACCGGTGATATGGGGGCCAAGCGCTTTGCCAAGCTGCTGAAACTGAAGCTGGCCGAGTACGGCATACGCGAGGTGACGCTGACCGGCGACCCGGCCGGCGACACCCGCGCCCAGACCAACGACGAGGAAACCCCGTTCCTGATCCTCAACGCCGAGGGCCTGCCCGCACGTCCGGCCAGCACCAACGATTTCACCCTGCGCGTGGAAGCGGTGGTGGAGCCCATGGGGCGCCTGATCGACGGCCGCCCCGGGTTGGTGATCGACCCGCGGTGCAAGGTGCTGCGCAAGGGCATGGCCGGGGCTTACTGCTACCGCCGCGTGGCCATGCCCGGTGGCGACCGCTACCAGGACAAGCCGGACAAGGGCATTTATTCCCACGTCTGCGAAGCGCTACAGTACGCAATGTTAGGGGGCGGTGAAGGCAAGCTACTCATTAAGCGCCCGCGCGACCCGTCCCGCCCGCGGCAACGCTACGCCACCACCGACTAGGAGCCACCGCCATGTTGCGTTCCATGTTCAAGCAGCCCAAGGCGCCCAAGCCGCAGGAGCTGCCCAAGGAAACCCCCACCCCCACCGTCGACCAGGCCGCGAACAACGCCGAGGAGGCCAACCGCCTGCGCCGGCGCAAGGGCCGCCGCGGGTACATGCTGAGCCGCAACGATGCGGTGCCGCCGACCACCGCGACCAAGACGGCCCTCGGCCAGTAACCCACCCCGGAGCCTGCCGCCATGAGCCAGATTGCCGCCGACCTGCTGCGCGACCAGGCCGCCTATGAGGGGCAGCGCTCCAGCTTCGATGCCACCAATCAGCGCATCGCCGAGCTGATATGGCCCAGCGCCGCGCTGTTCCAGACCCAGATGGGCCAGCAGGGGCAGCGCCGCGATCAATACACCTTCGACGCCACCGGCGCGCTGGCGCTGCCGCGCTTTGCGGCGGCCAGTGAGTCGATCATCTGCCCGCGCACCCAGACGTGGCACACCCTCGCCCCGGCGGCCGAGGAGCTGGCCAAGCTGCCCAGTGTGCGCCGCTACAGCGAGGCGCTGACGAAGGCGGTGTTTCGGGCCCGGTACGCGGCGGCGGCGGGCTTCACCTTCGCCAGCGGCGAGCATTTCGCCAGCCTGGGCGCGTTCGGCAACGGCTGCACGTTCCTCGACGACGACGTGGGCCGCTCGCTGCGCTATCGCTCGATCTTCCCCGGGGCGGTGTGGGTGGCCACCGACCACACCGGGCGGATCAACCGCTGCCACCGCAAGCTCACCCTGTCGGCGCGGCAGGCGCTGGCGAAGTTCGCCACCCCACCCGAGCGCGTCGTGAAGGCGGCCAAGAAAAACCCGGAACACACGTTCGACTTTCTCCATTGCGTGCTGCCGCGCACCGACCTGGACCCCGGCCGGCGCGACTTCCGCGGCATGGCGTGGGCGTCGTACTACCTGCTGACCGGCGAGGGCGATTGGCACGACGAGGGCGGTTACCGCCGCATGCCCTACCTGTTCAGCCGGTTCTCGACTGCGCCGGGCGAAACCTACGGCCGCGGCCCCGCGTCCATGGTCCTGCCCACCCTGAACACGGTCAATGAGCAGAGCAAGACCATGCTCCGCGCCGGCCAGCGTGCGGTCGATCCGCCGATCATGACCGTGGACGACGACGGACTGGACGGCTTCAACATGAAGTCCAGCGCGATCAACGCCGGGTATTTGAACGCCGAGGGCAAGCCGCTGGCGGTGCCGTTCCATTCCGGCGCCCAGCTGCCGTGGGGCGGCGAGGCCATCGCCGACTCGCGCGCGGTTATCAACGATGCGTTTTTCGTCACCCTGTTCCAGATTCTGATTCAGTCGCCGCAGATGACCGCCACCGAGGCGTTGCTGAAGGCGCAGGAAAAGGGTGAGCTGTTGGGCCCGAGCGTGGGCCGCCAACAGGCCGAGTACATCGAGCCGATGGTGGAGCGCGAGCTGGACATTCTGTCCACCGTGCCGGGCCTGCTGCCGGAAATGCCGCCGGAGCTGCGCGAGGCCGGCGGGATTATGACGATCAAGCACGCCAGCCCGCTGGACAAGCTGCGCCGGGCCGGCGAAGGCGCGGCGATGCTGCGCCACGTGGAAGCCATTACCCCGGTGGCCGCGTTCAAGCGTGAAGTGCTGGACGGCATCAACTGGACGAAATGGGGGCAGGAGCTGGCCGAGATTCAGGGCGTCCCTGCCTCCGTCATGGTCTCCGAGGAGGAGGCCGACGCCACCACCTCCGCCAATGCCGAGGCCGAGCAGATGCAGCAGATGGTCCAGGCCGCGCCGCTGGCCGGCAAGGCCGCGCTGGATATGGCGCGCGCCCAGGAGCTGGCCATGGCCCAGCCTAGCGCGGCGGGCCTGCTGTGACGGTCATCGCCACCGGCAAGGCGCTGGGCGAACGCGCGCGGCGCTTCCTCAACCGGCGCCTGTCGTTCCGCGACTGCTTCATGGACGCCAACGGCCAGCTGACCATGGCCGGGGCGTCGGTCCTGCGCCAGTTCGCGCGTCGAGCCGGGGCCTACAAGTCCACGTTTCGCAGCGACGCCGTGGGCCGGGCCGATCCCATCGCCATGGCCCGCGCCGAGGGTCGCCGGGAAATGTACTTATTCCTCCAGTCCATGCTGGAGCTGCCCGACCGTGAAGTGTTGAACGCACTGGACCCCGACGAATGAACCGCCTGCAGGCCAGCGTGGCCTTTCTCATTTCCCAGCACCCCAACCCGGTGAGCCGCGACCGCTTCATGGCGTCGCGCCCCGCGCACCTGCTGGACGCGCTGATCAGTAAGGGATACGTGGCCGTCGATCGCGACGGGCACC